AAAAATGCCACCAACCCACTTTTTAGTAGGAAATTTTTAATAGAGGGCCACATCCTTTGCTATGTATAATAGTCTTATTATATCATTTTGTTGCAATAAAAAAGAGGGTTAGCGCTTGGCTAACCCCCTAATTTATAAAGTTTTACTTCTTTAGAAGTGCAACCTTAGACTTTGGATTCTTCTTATTCCACTTAGTTGCAAGAGCATTATACTGCTTTACAAAAGCAGCACGATCAGCAATTGCCTTAGCATCTGCTGCTGCCTTGTCAGCCTTAAGTGTTGTAACTTCTGCCTTAAGGCTATCAAAGATTCCCTGCATTGCTGTAATCTGTGCAACTAGTGCTGCAAGAGTAGCATTTGTGCTAGAAGAAGAATTTGATACCTTTGCTGTTGCAGATACTGCTACCTGTCCAGCCAAAGGAAGTGAAGTTCCACCAGTTGCTGAGATTGTTACAGTGTTTTCTGTCAATGGCATAAATACCTTGTATGACTTAACTGTATCTGTATCAGTTGTAACTGATGTTGCTGTAAGAACATCTGAACCTGAACCAAATGCGTAGGTTGAAGTAATTCCACCTGTAGCAAATAGAGCAGAATGTGTCTTTCCAGATACTGGAAGACCTGCAGCATCAAGAACTGTTACCTTGATTGTTGCTGCTTCTCCTGGCAAATATGTATCCTTGTCAAAAGCCAACTTAACAGTTGCTGCTGCTGACTCTACACGAATAGAAACTGGAGCGGATGAAATTGTTCCAGACTTAACTGTAATTGCTACTCCACCAGCCTTAACACCAGTAATAGTAAATACTGCCTCACCATTAACAATTGTTGCTGCTGTACCTGAATCAGATACTGTTGCAACATTGCTTGAGAAAGCATTAAGTGTTCCTGCTCCTACTGTTACACCAGAAGCATCCTTTGCAACTGCCTTAATTGTAGTTGTGTTTGCACCAACTGCAATAACAGACTTAACTGGAGTTGCTTCAATTGTAGCAATATCTCCATAGAATGTTACCTTCTCTGTTGCAAGAACTGTTCCTGTAAGGGTTGTAATTGTAATTGTTCCAACTCCTGCTGTACCGTCAGCAAATACACCAATGTAATTTCCTGAAGGGATAACAACTGAACGACCAAGAAGTGACATTGTTGTAGCATTTGTGCCATAACCAATTGCTCCTGATCCAGTTACTGTGGCAAGAAGCGACTCTGAAGTTGCTCTGCCTGCTGCATTCTTTTGTGCAACAACAATAACTGCTGCTGCATCTGTTGCTGCAACCTTTGGTGCAAACACTGAATCATCTGATGTAGCAGTAATTACTTCTCCTCTATTAAGAATTGAAGTTGTTGTTGATGCTGAAGGAACTGTGTCTCCTGCACCAACTGTTACTGTCCAAGATACTGAAGGACCATTAGATGGACGTGTTGTAAGAATTGTTGCAACATAAGTACCAGCAACTGTTGGGGCAGCCAAAGTAACTGTAAACTTTGCTGTTACATATCCTGCTGTATTAACTGTTGAGTTAACATTTGCAGTCAAACTATCTCCTGCAATTGCTACAGTTGCTGTATTTGTTTCAAGCAATGTAAGTGTTGCAGACTTATTAGCCGTTGATGGCTGTGAGAACATTGCAGAAAGGACTGTTGCTGTATCTGCTGATGTTTCTGAAATATATGACAATGAAACTACTGCTGTTGCAGTTTCACCTACGATAATTGAGTCTGTAGCAGAGTCAATTGTCAAGGTTGGTGCAATTACAGCAGCACTTGTCGGAAGTGCTGACATAACGCCAAAGGACATTGCTGCAGCGAGTCCTAGGGCAATTTTCTTAAATGAATTCATTTTTCTCCTTGTTAGTTTTTACAATAAATTGAAATTACCAAGATAGTCCCGAATTTCTTCAGGCATTTTCTTGTTATCCAATTCTACCATACGTTGCTCATGCTCCGCAAGTCTTTGAGCAGACCTAGACCAAGTATGAATATCAATCTCTATATTAGTATTCTTTGGGGTATGAGATAAAGCCCCAAACACTGCGCCTGTAACGGCATCTGATAAGTCTTTAGATTTTTTACGTGGGTGATCTACCTTCTTATCGTTAATAATTTTAAGTTCAGACATTTCATCAAGCAATAATGGAATATGTGGCATAGCAACACGCTCTTCATATATCATCATTGCAAGATCTTCATAGTGTTTTTTGCCAACAGAAACAGTATCAGTCCTTATTCCTACCGCCTGCAGTTCTTGTTGAATGTCAAATGATTGCCAACGGTCAAACGTAACCATTCCAAGATTAAATCCTTGTCTACGAAGGTTTTGAATCCATTGCTTTACATCCGAAAGATTTACTGGACCTTCAACCTTTGGTTCCCACCAAACCACAGCATCAACAATAATTATTGGAGCAACCTGTTCATAATCTTTTACAACTTGAAGATTTACCCACTTGTCAACATGTGCAATTGCTACTGCACACTTATCGTGTTTTTGTGCAAGGTCAGCATGTACATAATAAATTTTATCTGGGTCTGGCACAAAAGACTCATCAAATCTTTTATTGCTATCAATTGGATTTCTAAGTGTCATACATTTTTCAAGTTTATCTTTTTGTTTAAAGAATGCATCAGAAGCAAATGTTGGCACACAAGCAAAACGCTGCATAGCATCTCCCATGTCTGTAAAAAATGCAAGTTTAAAGTCATCAATCTTACGGGTTGGGTTTACTACCCAAGTTGGTCTTTTTAATGCAAAAACTCCTGGATATTTATAGGCAATGATTTGATCTTCGTCCCAACCAATATCTAAGTAATTACCTTCAAGTTCATCTGGAAAATCTGGATTCATAATAAAACGATGAGTTTTTGTAATTGTTTCTTTTTCCATTATTGAGTCTTCATATTTTTGTGAAATAAAGTCACCTGGAAAACGAGGGAACGAAAGCAATGCTACCTTGCCAAGATCAGGAAAACGAGAATCTACCGAAGCACGGAAGGCTTTATATATGTTATCTGCAGTCTTTCCTTGATCATTTCCAGTTCCTACCTCAGTTGCAAAACCAGAAATTTCATCAAGAACTGCAAGAATCAAGTTCAAACCTTCGTGTGATTCTCTTTCTGAGTGACCAGAATAAACCGTTATGGCTTTGTCAAACTCAATAGATTCTGCCTTAGCATTATACTTTCCTGCAAACCATTCAGACTTTTCAATCTTAGTCTTAAACCCTTTAAAGAAAACGTTCTTGGCTTGTTGAGCGTTAATAGCAACGTTAATAATATCAATGGCATCTCCAGCAGGCTTACCAAAATATCTAGCAGGGTCTTTTAAGCATAACAATTTGTAGACTATGTATGCACATGCCACAGTAGATGTAAAGTCTTTTCCAGATCCCTTGCCGAGTTGAAGGATGATTTCATTCTTTGTATACTTTTTGTAGTAACGATGGCCTTCTTCTGCCCCCAAAATATCTACAAGATCTTCTTCTCTATAAATTTGACTCATTGCTTCAACAATGTCATATTGAACATCGGATAGTGGTGGTTGATTTAAATATGCTTCACCTTCAACAAATGTCTTTGCATCTACAGGCATTTCTTCAAAGTTATTATTTTTAAGTGCCTCAAAAAAATCATTGAACATTGTGGACAATTGTAATCACTTCTCCATCTTTTGCAACAGACGAAAGCCTGTGCATAATTAAGTCACGAATTTCTGGATGCTCTGAAGCAATATCCCTAAGAATTGCCACTAAGGTTTCTTGACGTTTTTCAATCTCAACCATCTCTTCTGCAAGTTCTTTATTCTCAAGAAGGCCTGCTTTTTGAAGCATATCAATTCTTGCTTTTTCAATGTCAACAACAAGTTTAATTGCTTGAGTCTTTGCGCTAAGATTATTTGTCATTGATGCTTCATCAATAACCTCATATGATTTTGTGATTAATTTTCCATAGTGTGCGTCCATTGCTGCTAGTGCTTCTTTTGCACGAGCACGAATAGCATCATTGGCAGATGCCATAACTTTCCACTCATTGATAAGTTCAACAACACGAGTTCTTGGAATAGTTAATTCTTTAGAAATTTTAGTTGGGTCTGAACCTTTGAGGTACTCTGCAACGACTTGATTTACCTGATCAAGATGTTTAACTAAATCTTCTTCAGTTGACACTATACTTACCCTCTAGTCTATTAATTTCATCTTTGATGTAGAAAATTGCCTTTTCAAGATCTTGAATTGTTTTTGATTCATCTTTAAGTCCTGCTCTCCACAGGTACTTAAATGCATTTCCAATATTAAAATTGCGGTGGCGAGTAATTTCTATACATTCTACGCCAGAAGGATCTGTTGTATAGTGAAGTGGATGGTTAACTTGGTCAACCGTAATGTTTAATCCTTTACTCATCTTCATCATTCTCCCAATCAAAAGCCTCTGGTAAACCTCTTAATGCTGTAAGTACATAAGTTATACCAACGGCACCTGCAACGCCTAAACCAATTAAAACTTTTTGTGCTTTATTCATCGTCGTGACTTCCTTAATCCAAATTTAGCAAGATAAACATAAATTGTTTCTACACTTGCTCCACACTCAGAAGCAATTTCTTGAGGTGTTTTCTTATCAAGAACAAACCTTTTCTTGAGCCAAACCTCATTTGTATAAAGTTTATTTGACATTATATTACCAACTTCCATTGCATGACCGTAGGACCTTGGTCAATCATCTCAAACATTCGTTCTCTAAAGTCTTGCTCCATATAGTAATACATCTCTGGGTTAACCTCTTTAAGTTTATCTGTTATAGAGTATATCATTTCTCCAGTATTTTTGTCAATCCCGCTGACTTCTACTGCCCCTTGCAAAATCAAGTGCTCAAGCATAACTTCTGACTTCAAATTAAAAGAATGACTCACGATATAGCCTTATCCCAGTTGCTAATTGCCCAATGACCAATACCGCAGGCATCTGCAACGTCATTATCTGTAATAGTTTTATCATATATAGTATTTATAAACTTAACAGTTCTTTCTTTTCGCAAATTTCTTTCATACGATTTATACCAAGAAACAGATTTTCCAGGATGTTGTGCACGAATATAAAGTTGTTCATCTTTAGAAATTTTCTTATTTCCAATATAGTTTTGCCAAGTAATAGGAGAAACCTTTCCAACTGTGTCTATTCCAGCAAGACCAGCAGCGCCAAGTAATGCGCCCTGAACTAAAGCAAGATCAGCAGCAGTCTTAGGGCTGTTCATAAACACCGTATGCTCAATTACAATAGCATCAATCATGTTAAATTGATCAAACAAACCTTTAGTTTTCTTACAAGCATCTATTACTTTTTGATAAATATCATTTCCCTGAAAATTAATTTTTCCAACAGTGCCAAGATTTTTAAAAGAATAAAAGGCAAAAGCAAGGCTATTTGTGCTTGCATCAATTGCACAAATATTGTTTGGTTGCACTGAGCCACCCCACTTAGTCTTGTTCATAGTCTATAAACCCCTTTAACTCTTTTAACATTTTATCTACTGCTTTTTTACTTACATTGCAATTTGAACAAAATCCAGAATCGTTATAGATTGATAAATCAACTCCACAACCACCTAAACATTTTCTAACTTTACCTATTCTTTTTTGTCTACGAGTTATTTGATAACGTTCTGCAATTTTTTCTTTTGTAGCCTCATCTCTGCAACTTTCGCTGCAATAAATTTGATAAGAGACTTTTGGTGTGAAATTATTATCACACCGACTACAAAGTTTCACTCAATTCCTCCAGAGAAGCAATCTTAATACTTCCATCTCCAGCATCAGCACATGCTGCTTTTACTGGACATGTTTTACAGATCTTAGAGTTTCCACGATAATTTTTTGTTGGTATTGTTTGATCTACCCAAGCCTTACGAACTTCACGCATCCAATTAAATGCATAATCAATCCATTGACGATAACCATCATTAACCTCTACTGGGATAATTAGTAAATCGTGATTATTTTTATTTTCATATATAAGTGCACCCTTTTGCTTTCCCAAAATTTTCATGTAAATAAGCAATTGAATTAGGTGTGCACCCTTTGGCTTGTTTGTTTTCTTTCTATACTCAAAGGCTTCACTCATCATTGTTTTAATTTCGCCAACAATTTCTTCGCCTTCCCAATTAAGCATTACGTCTCCATAACCAAAAATTGGTGGATCATTAGCAATAACCTTAAACTCTGTTGTTTTTTCTCCCTTATCATTTATATAAGGAACAGCAATTCCAGAATCTAACATTGCGCTTTGTATTCTATCGTGACTCATTGTTCCAGAACTCATATTGGCAACACCGTATGAATCTGTGTAGTCATCAAATATATTTCCATTAAATGCTAAATACCAATAACGTGGACATTGACCGTGCTGATAAGCAATTGTAGATGGAGCAAATGTTTTCTTTACCGTCATCTTTGGACCACGATTAACCGTGTACCCAGACTTAATTTTTTCAACCATATCTTCTGCATTAAATATAATATTTTGCTTAGTCATGGCATTTTTCTTTTCTGACTCTTTTAACATAACCTGCTGTAGTAAACTTTTTGTCATTTTTATTCCCTTTGTTTATATAAGTATAGCAGGTTAGCGCATTATATACTTGAGTGCTGACACCAAGTTATTGATAGATTCCGCTGCTGTGTAGTAAATATTTTTCTTTGCACGATCATTCTTGTCTACATTGGCCATCCAAGTAGCCTTAAAAGCCATCTTTGCTGCAATAGCCTGTAGCCTTACTATTTCAATACTGGCAACTTGAGTAGGAATATCAGGTTTAATAATTACCTTTGCAATAAAAGTCAGTGCGGTAGTAAGTTCTTCATCTTGCATGTAATCTGCAATTTCTGTTAAGCCATTTACCATCTCTAATGTTGTTTTTGCTGGTTCTATTTGTTCAGACATTTTGTTCCCCTAACCATTTTTCTATATTTATTGTAGCACTCCAACCAAGAATTTTTTTTGCTTTTTCGGTGTTTGCTAATGTTTCACGCATCTCCCCAGTTCTTTGTGGCACATTGACAAATGGATGATTATACATTTTAGCAATTTCATTTACAGAGTAACTGACTCCAGAACCTATATTAAAAACTGTTCCCATGTATTCTTTGTCTATGTTTGCAGTTGATGCCAACATATTAGCATTAACTATATCTAATACATTGACAAAATCCCTACGTTGTTCACCATCCCCAACAATTGTTAGTAAGTCTCCTTCAGATTTTTGCCTTCCAAAAATTCCCATAACTGGAGCATATTGACCACGCACTGGTTGATTGTTTCCATAAACATTAAAGTATCTAAAAATAATAGTTTGTAATCCAAAAAGGTCTGTATACATCTTACAAAGTTTTTCTCCATTAACCTTTGATACAGAGTATGGATTTAAACAGTCGTCATTCTGTGACTCTATGTTTGGAATATTATTTTTGCCGTAGGCTGCGGATGTTGAAGAATACATAACTCTTTTTACTCCCGCCTCACGAGAACATTGAAGGACAACATTTGTTCCAAGTGTATTAGTCATTGTCGCTTTTACTGGATTGTTTATTGTTGGTTGTATTCTTGCTTCTGCTGCCAAATGAAACACATAATCAACACCATCGTATAGTTCTCTTGTGCTTAAATAATCACAAATATCTTTTTTATAATTTTTTGCTTTTATGTTCCAGTAGGGTCTTTCATGTGCATCTGATGATTCATTGTCAATCACGACAACATCATGACCAAGTTCAATTAATTTGTTTACAATGTTTGATCCAATAAAACCTGCACCACCAGTTACCAATGATTTCATTTTTCCTCCAACAACTGTTCTAATATTTCTAACTCTATTACAGCAAGACGAACCTTTGAGTCTGCTTCACCAAGTACAACAAAGATTGCTGGATCATTATGATTTTTTATTGCATCAGTTACTGCCTTAGCCCAAATATCTTTATTTATAGTTATACCTTTTGGGTATTCTTTAAAATCAACAGTAAAATTTTTCCAGGTTGCATCACCTTTTTTCATGTTGCGTCCTGAATTTTTATGTTGTTTTGCATTAATTCTTTTTGACTCTGATCTTTCACTCATGATTAAAGTCTTTCTTTTTCTTTTTTGTTGGTATTAAATTTACTTTTGATAAATGTTTTTTGGAGCACATCCAGGTTGCATCTCCAGATTCAGGCCAAAGCCTTAGAGTAAATACAACCTCAGAGCATGTCTTACAAGGCCATTTGCCTGAATAAACAGAAAAATCTTTAGACATTAATCAACTTACTTCTAAGAGATTCTTGCAAATCAAGGTCTTCCTTGACACGATTAATGAAGCCTTCTCTTCCTTGTACTTTTGTGCCATCTTCAAGTTTATACCAAGCGCCTGTGCGTTCTACGATTCCAGCAAGTTCAGCAGTGTCAACAAGATCACCAATACCATCAATACCGATGTTGTCACCCCTGAAATAAAAATCGTATTCACCGCTTTGGAAACCAGCAGATGTTTTAGAAAATTGTAGTTCCCATTTAATTTTGCGACCAATTTTCTCTTCAATTAGTTTATCTCCTACCTGAATCTTTCCTTTAATTGCTTGATTGTCTGACTCTGAAGAAAATAGTTTAATAACTGTAGAGGAATAAAACTTAGTAGCCTGACCACCAGAAGGCTGCTGGCTAGTATACATAGCACTAATGTTATTGCGAGACTGAGAAATAAGAACAAGCAAAGTAGGCTTGACTTTATTGTTAGCGTAATTAAGCATTTTCCAAGCATTGCTAAAGTCTCTTGACTCCGCACCAATTTGTTTTGTGTTTTCAAGTTGCTTAAGTTCATCTGTATCCTTTTCAAAATAAATAGCAGGTAGCAGGGATGTAATACTGTCTACTACAATTATATCAACTCCAGCATTCATAAGGCTTGTACCTACATCTACCATTTCATTGATAGTTCTTGCTTGTGAATAAATAAGTTTTGTTGAATCTACCCCAAGTTTTTCAGCCCATTCTGAATCATATGACATTTCTGCATCAATCCACGCACAAATCTTTCCTTCTTTTTGTGCTTCACCAATCATTTGAAGACACAACGATGACTTGGCTGATGATTTTGAGCCCCAAATAAGCACTTGACGACCATATGGAAGTCCACCCTTTAACGCCCTATTAAGACCAAAACTAGGCGTTGTTGCACATTCAACCTTTTGATTTGTTGCATCTCCAAGACGTTTACGAATTCTTGGATCTAACTGTGCTAATACTTCTTCCATTGTTACTGACATTAAAATCGTACCCCATGCTTCTCTGGTCTAGTCTTATTAAATTCTGTTTTTTGTTTTAGAATATAATCAAGTGATTCTCTAGTATACCCTGCCTCAACCATTCCTGCATAAAGGTCTAGTGTGCGAATAATAATATCTGCAAACTCTTTAGCAATCTCTTCCCCACCTTTATCTTTACGAACAGCCTCCATAACCTCAGTTACTTCTGAGACAATCATCATGCATTGCTTTGCAATAAAGATATCATTAACTGCATCATGGTCTTCTGGACTTCCCCAAAATCCCTTTTCTACTGCAATCTTGTGCAGGTCAATTGCTAATTGATCAAACATTTACTATATCCTCCAATATAACTGTTCCGTCTTTAGTTTTACCTAAAGAAACTTTATAAACATTTCCTTCTTCAATTGTCATGTATGCTTTAGAAAATGCTGTAGGAAACACAAGAACTGAATGAAGTTCTCTTCCAGCATCTGCTACTACAAGGTTTGCCATTTTCTTTCCAGCCTTGGTAACTCTAGGTTTAAAAGACACCACAAACTGCTCTTCACCTTTGTATGGCAATTGTTTGTAATTTAAAAATTTAACCAAAGGATCTTTAGATTCTTTAATCTGATCTGCTGGAACTGAGTTAACAATTCTGTTATCACTAACAAGAATTAAATAAGTTTTACCAGTTTCAATGGTTGTATTTTCATCATCAAATATTCCAACACTACCAGTTTTGTCAAGAAATTCAACTCTTGACCAACCCTTACCACGTTTAATTGATTTAATCATTCCAAGCATAACAAATGATCCAGTTTCTTCGTAATCTTCTGCTTCTTGGATATAAGCATAATAGTGCTGAGGTACTGGCATATTAAACTCAGGAAGATTTAAATACTCGTATAGATTTTCTTTAATCTCTTGATCATTACGTGGGCTGTCTTCAAATGTTGCTGCACCAATAATTCGTAATGCTTGAAGAGCACGGCTGTTAACTCCGTTTCCTTTAGTAAAAGTAAACTCCTCAAGTTGAGCGTATGACTTAAAAGGTCTAGCATCAATGTATCTTTGAGCAATTTTATCGGAAATAAACTTAATACTTGACAGACCAAAGCGTATACCTTTACCTTCAATCTTAAAGTCAATATCTGACTCGTTAATGTGAGGTAACTTAATGCTGATTCCCATTCTTTTTGCTTCAATAAGGTACTCAGTACGTGCATCTTTATCCTTCTCATTCTTTAATAGTGAATACATAAACTCTAAT